ACTCACATAATGAACCTCTTTCTTTTGATTCATTAGCAAGAAAGATAGTAGGTATTCTTAAAGAATCAAAATATATGAAAAAAGTCTACTGATGCAGGAGAAATTACAATGAATTGGAAAAATATATTAAAAATGCTACTGCCTAGACAGTTTATGGAACACTTCGCTTTTAAATTAGGCCTTGATGCTAGCGCAGTTAAAGGCGGTCACGGTAAAGCAGGAATTAAAATGTTCATTGACTTTGGAGATAGAAGATTAGAACTATTACAGAAAGGAAGAGGAGGCTTTACTATTTTTATTAGAGAAAACAATATGGTAGTTGAGCGACTTGGCAACTATGATTTAGAAAAACTACTAAAGCCTGTTGAAGAAGCACTCAATTTGTAGGGAGTGGCACTTTGAACTGGTTAGAAATACTCAAAGAAGATTTTTTACCTATTACTAGAGTAAAGGTTTTGGCTAGAACGCTAGTTAGAGAACAAAATTTTAATGATTTCTATCAAGATTTTAAAAATTCTGACAAAAATAGTAGAGAGGCTAAACAATTTTCTAGATTTTTAGATAATCTTTCCGGAAATACACCGAACAGAAAAAGTTTGTTTGATGAAATAGATAAATTTTCTGATAAAAAAGGAAAAGACCCTAGAGAAGCCAAGAAAAGGTTTGAGAAATTAATGTCGTTGAGAACATCTCGCCCAACTAAAACAAAAGACCCACTAATGGATATAATTACTAGGCTTCATGACACTACTAAAGAGGTAGAAAGAGCAAAAAGGAAACCGGATGGGGCTAGCGATGAACTTTTACAGCAACAAAGTAAGTTAAGAGAAGAAACTGAGACATTTTTAGAACAAACTACTAGATTTCCACTAACCGGAAAGGGGGGAGACTGGAATAGATATCCCGACGCACTGAATATGTGGCAGTATATTATTACTAGACAGCAAAAACCATACTTCAGTATAACTCCATACGAAGGAAATGAAGATATAGTCGATAAATTTGCAGAAATGATAGATTCGGATAATAAAAATGGTAAATTATATAAGAAAACTGGACAATTTACCGGATTTAATGAATTAATTAAACTAATTAACTCAAATGCGTCTATTTTAGAGTATTACAATGAAAATATTAGAAAACTTACCGTAAAATTCGTAAAAAATAAGTCTAGTTCTACATTAGACAAAGATGCTCTAAGAATGACAAGAGATAAACTATCAGGAATACAATATACCGTAAAAACCTTCACTGAAACAACTATTGAAGAGTATATAGAGACTATAAATGAAGCAGTTTCCGGTAATAAATCTGCTTTTATACCAAATGACCCTCTTATTAAGAATTATGTTATGATTTCCGGCATGGGTGATTCTTTACTCATGTCTCCTATAGCAAAAACCATACTAAGTAGCGAATTTGGTTCAAACTGGGTAGATGAAATTAGTCTAAAGATTAGAGATGAAAACCTTTTTAGCGATTATGCCATAGAAAGAAAGTTAGTTGATGAAATATACCAAACCTTACAACAAGGAAAGACTGAATACAAAGGAATAGACCTATCAGAGTATGATTTTGAAGGAAGTGAGACACGAAAGAAGCGAAAAATCACCGATTTAGTTAAAAATAGGAAGAATCCTAGTAGGTTAAGTATGGGTTTTAATCGTCTAAAAGAGCAAAATAGGGCTAATTTACCCGTATATTTAAGGAATAATCCTAGTATTTCGGAGGCAAAAATCATTGAAAACGAGTATTCTGACATATATGATGTAGTATATTTTAATGGTAAAGAGGAAAACAACAAACCTACCACTCAAAGGGACAGTAAAGGACAGATAATAATGGCCAATACAGAGGATGGGGCTACTCATGCTCAAATATATAACAAAGATAGTCCAACAGAAGTTATAGGACTAAGTGATATTAAGGAAGAATTAGACTATATTGGAGAACAAAGAATGGAAGAAGGTAAAAAGTTCAACAATCCCACTCTTATTAGATTAAGAGAAATAAGTGGGCTAAATAATAAAATGTTTGCTAGACATCTTCTTGGTATATCCCAAACAAAAGGTCTTATGGAAATAGTTAGGACTTTCGATATCGAAGCAACTATTCCCAATTTAAGCATAGATGAATTTTTAGGTTTTATAGGTCTTACCGCAGAAGTAGTCGGAGCAGATGGACTACTATCTGCATATGAAGAACTAGATGATAAAGGAGATATAGAGGTAGCCAAGCAAATTGAAAAGGACATACCTCAGATACTTAACAACTTAAAAACAGAAATAATTAGTGATTTTCAAAAGCATGTAGAGTTGTTTGCTAAAAACTATACCGGAGGAAAATTTAAATTAGGAAGGGGAGGCTCGACTAAAGCAAAAGAGGCTTTAGAGGCTCTATCGGACGAAGGAGTCGGAATACTACGGAGGAATATGTAATGACAAAAATAGAGAGTGGTGGCATAGCCGTAGAAGTGAGCGAAGAAGATTTGAAGACCATAGCAGGAATTACTGCTAAAGGAAAGAGAAGAAGAAAGGAAACTGAAATCATAGAACAATGGAGTGAACAGTATCTTGAGCAAAACAAGATAGATAGAACAGACAAGAATTATCTAAAAGATAGAAAGTTGTTTAAAGAGGCTCTAGGAAACACCTTAGAAGACCTAGAAGCGAGTGAAGAAGTTATTGATGTAGCAAGTGTAGAGGAACAAGTAAATACCTATTCAAAGCAACTAATGTTAGAAGATAGAAGGGGCAGGGCTATTGAAGCAAGAGATATAGTAAGCAGAAGATTGCCCGAAGATTTCAATATTACTGCTAGTAAAGAAGTTCAAGACCGAGTAAAAATAGGAATAGAAAAAAGACTGGGCATGGGTGCCTTTACCTCTAATAAAATAGCGCAGAATAATCTTTTATTTATTTTAGAGCAAATAGAAGAAGATGATGTAGAACCAAAACAGAGGGAACTGAAATATCCTTTAGGTGAACTTATGGGGGCAGTCGATGTTTCTAAAGGAGATACTAGAAAGAAAGTCTACAAGTTTTGGTCTAGTGTAGTAAAAGAAAAGGAAGGAGTTTTTCTGCAATCCTTGGAAGATTTATCTCAACTACTAAAACAATTAGATAATGAAGAGGCTAATAAATTTATTTCTAGATATGATTTGGATGGTGGAGACTATACACAGTTTATTTATATTGCTGACTTTCCCTTTGCTGATGTTCTAGTAGCGGATGCAGGAGCAAGGCTTGTTCTTTTGTTGATTAGAATTATGCAAGCACAAGGATTGTATGATAAAATATCAGAAATGAAAGATACTCCCGAAGAAAGACAGAGAGAAGAAAATATTTCCGGAGGAAAACAAGAGGCTATGGAACAGGCGTTTCTAAATGCTGTTGGTTCGGATAGTCAATATACAGGGGCTACTATATCAGAAGATGATTTAAATTCTGCTTCGGAGGAATTTGAAGGACTACCAGCATTTATGGAAAAAGCAAAATCTATTCCTGCTAAAGCAGACCCTCTACTAGTGTGGGAAAATAGCAGAAATGTAAAACTGGTAGCGATAATAAAAAAGCATTATGATATTTTAAAGAAATATTTAGAAGGGGCGTTGGCTCAAGATGATTTAACTTTCAGTGTTAAAGGAAATATTAGTAGGCTACTAGACGAATTAGAAGATACTCTAGCAATAGAAGGAATAGAAGAAAACCCTGAAGGGGAGAATTCTACCTTCCCGTTTGCTCTACCTCTTTCTGTTCTAGCGGATAAATCATTTTATGTTGTCTATGGCAGAATGGAAGAAGGATTTTATCCGTTATCTACTCAAGATGGAGGACAGAGGGTAAATGTAGACTATGATAAAAAAATAGACTATGATAATATGAATTTTATTAAAGAATTTTTCAATGACCTTTCTTCTTTAGTTTTAGTTTCCGATAAAAAGTCATTCCCCCAAGGGGCTAGAGAAGCAGTAGGGGTAAGAGCCACTAGGGGACAGGGTAAGACCACTATTGATTTTAAGGACACTCAAAGAGGTTCAGCGATACAATCTTATGCTAAAGATACGGCATATAAGCCAACACCTCCACAACTAGAAAGCACCTTTAAAGAAGGAGAAGCAAAAGAAGTAGTTAAAAAATTCTTCAAGGCAGCAGAAGAATACTATTACGAGCCAATGAATAAAGGAATGCTTCCGGTTTCGGTTCCTTCTTTCTACAATGCAGTCGGTGGTAAAGTAGTAAAAGAAATAAATAAACTATTAGGTAATTCATCGGGAATCACTAGCCCATTCTTTAGAAGCACTAGGAGATACAGTCAGATTAAACCTAACGATTTTAGAAATATAATAGACTATTTAAAAGACTATCAAGACATTGATACCAATGTTACTAATAATTTAATTACCGCAGGTAAGAGAGCAGCAAAGTCTCTTAAAAAGTTCGGAGTAGAATCAAGCGATGCTCTAGGTTTTATTTCTTTATTGTTATTTAACATCATGGACGAAACTCAAGACTTTAGTAAAAAGAATAGAAAAATAAAAGGTAAGACTATAGAAGAAAGAGCAAATGAAACTAGAACAGGTTCTTCTTCATTTAAGTTAGATTTTATAAATACTCTAGAAGAAAAACAAAGTCTGTTTGCTGGAGGAAGTAGGGAAGAAAGTGAAAGGAGAGAGACTTATTTCGAACTAATGGAATTGTTAAGAAACAGTGTAAAAGAAGACTCTCCCGTTACTATTGGTAAAATGATTAATAAAAAACTACTTAATGCTCATGATGTTATTAGAAAAGCATTAGGAAAAGAAACTGTATATGGTTTCTTGCCTTTGACTTTTGATAGTGTAGACCTAATAATAGAAAAGATGCACAAAGAGGAGAACTTAGATTTGAGTCACATGGAAGTCGAAAACATTGTCAAATCAATTGACTCCCATGATTCCATAGGTAGAGACTATGGTATAACTTCCGACCATGTATATTTAATTAAGGCTAGGTTTAGACAAAGAGTTTGGTAGGGTCTTAATATGTCAAAAGAAAAACTTTCTCAACTTCTTGGTACAAGAGATGTCGTAGCCATTCAACTCGGTACGGAAAAAAATGTAGAAGAATTATGGAACGCTAGTCATGCAGATAAATATAAAATTAGAGACATTTCTAAATGGAAATATCCTGTAGATGATTGGTTTGGTCTTATTGTAAATGACAATGGTATTCCAAAATTAGTTTCAAATATCGGCTATTCTTTACAAGATGGAAAAAATAATCAAAAATTTGCCTTCGTTGGAGGAGCAAAAACTCATCCCGATTTCACCGGAAAGGGCTACATGAGAATGGTTAGAGAAAAGGCCTTATCGCAATTAGAGGGAATAACTAAAGTTGCAGGATTTACAGCGTTAAGGAAAAAAAAGGGATTTAAAAATTTAGAAAAGCCCGATACTCATGATGTCGTCCCCGATGAAATTATAGAATTCATGAAAGAAAGAGTGAACAATATTCCTGAAGTTGAAGACTGGGGAATATATAAAAGATGGCAAATGATATTAAAAAAGAATTATTAAATAAAATTATTCAAAGAAGAAAGAGGGAACTATATCAGTAGGTGGAATTGTGGATATAGAGGCTTTAAATTTTGAACACCAAATGGATATGGAGTTATCTAAAAACTCATTTCCATACTTCTTTCAAAATGTATTAGGTTGGGAGTTTGCTAAACACCAAGAAGAGTGGCTAGAACTTATGGGAGATACTCAAAGAACTGTTATCATTTGCTCTAGAGGTCACGGCAAGTCTGTATTTATGCATGCTTGGGTAGTTTGGAACTTAATATTCCAAGAACCCCCGTATCAAATGCTATACATTTCTTCTAACCAAAAGCAGACTATGGTTCACATGAGAGACATAGATAAACTATTTAACAATCCTTTGCTTAAAAAATTTAAACCAGCAAGAGGTTGGGCTATTGGAAACATTACTTTAACAAACGGTAATCAAATTTTAGAGCGTTCCGTTGGTTCGCAGATTCGTGGCCTTCATCCTCAAGAAATTATTATTGACGACCCTTTGAAAGAGTTTAGTATAAGCGGAATTCAAAAAGTAACTGATTGGTTTTATGGTGACATGATACCTACTCTTCACCATTCAGCATCGTTAAGAGTTATAGGAACACCATTTAGTTATACAGATATATACGCCCAACTTTCAGAAAATCAAGCATATACTCTTAGAACCTATCCTTGTCTTAAAGCACACAACGAACCACTATGACATAATAGATGGGAATATGACTCACTTATGGCGAGAACGGCGGAAGTAGGGACATTAATGTTTACAAGAGAGTATATGTGCGTACCTATTTCTACTGGTACTTCGCTATTTAATCCTGAATAT